ACATTAAATCCGATTGATGCTTTCAACTCTGCAAGTTGCTCACGCAGTGATAGCAGTTCAGTTGCCGCTTCTTTGTCAAAGGTGCCATCAGGCCATTTGGCACGGTGCTCTAACTCTTCTTTACTCAGCATCTGCATTTCCCTTAATTCGCTTAGCCTTTTCCCAGCATCGACGCGCTTCTTTGTCTAATCCAGCGGCGATAGATACCCCTTCGACTACTTCAGATTGGCTTCCAGTCCACTCCCCTGCGTGAAGAAAATCCGCAAGCGCCGAATAAACATTTCCCCGGTCATTCCAGATTTTAGCCGTGAGTTTCTTTGGCATCTTCATCCCCCTCTACCGTGAAACCGGCTATTGCTATTAGGACTATATCTCTGAGCACCTTTAGTGACTCGATAGATGATGATTTAATGATGACGTTGGCACCGATTTCACCGGAGTTTTTCCCAGACACTTGCTCATCTACATTCAAGCCAATCCCGGTATATCCAGTCGGCATCGGAGCAAATGAAATGCCCTGTGCATCCGGCCATTTGATGTGACTTATCATTACATCACCTGCACCAAGTGTGATTTGAATGGGCTTCTCGTTTGCCGCTGATAACTCGGCTTCTGCTTTCTCGGCGCGGCGCGAAATATTCAGATTTGCTGTAATTAAGAGGTCTTTTTGTGCGAATAACTCCTGTTTTGCCTGCTCGCTCTGCTGAAAAGCCAGCCGGAATTCATCACGCTCTTTCTGCGCCGCTTCCAGTTGGGCTATCAGTGCTAATATTGTTTCACCCGCCCACTTAGAACTAATCGCAGCCACTCCATTTGCCACTAATCGAGCATTGATTTTTAAGTATTCAATGTTCAATTCTTCGATGTTATTCATCATGCCTCCTGCTTACGGCGTGAACCTTTGTATTCAGGCTCTGGTTTATGCTGTGGTTTGCAGATTGTGTGCTTTAGAATCTCAAGCCAATTTTTCCGGCAATTAATTACCCATTTGCCGCCTTCAGTATCGAAAAACTTTTTCTCTACAGGCTCAGCAAGCCGCTCTAACACCTCACATGGAACAGTTACCGTGTCGCAACCAGAATTGTAATAACGAAGGTGGGATAAAATTCTGTCCTCCGCGTAGCGTCCAGCGGCCTCTATTCTTCCGCAATATCCCGCGTCATTTTCTGCCCACAAAATTATGTAGCGGTTATGGCGAGTGGTGTGATTCACGCTGATAACAAAGTATTCTTTCGCCATATCACTCACCCCTCAGGCTGGCGGCGAACTTGGTTGCCAGCGTAATAAATCGGTGAGCGATTCTTTTTCTGGTTTTACCAAGTGAGTCAATATCAGTGATGCTTTCCATTTCTGCCGCAAACTCATCAACACCCTGCGCCTTTATCTCGTTAAGCGCCTGAGTGGTGGCTGGCATACTTCCAACGATGGAGAAGCCATGAAGTAACTTGCTCACGCCATCCATCCCAATCTCATCACCAATGATTTCTGTAAGCTGCTCGGTTGCATTGGAGAATATTCTCACCGCTTCAATAGCGGCCGCATTCTCACCAACCAACGCTTGATACTTCTTTTCAAGCTCCACGTAGTCATTGAATCTCACAACATCAACGACAAAGCCGTCTTTCGGGTCAGCGTCATGAATGAGGCTGCTATCGAGTCCGTATACTTTTATTTCAGACATAACTATTCCTCAGCAGATTGACTGCCGGTAATGGGTTATAGGGTGATTTTGTTTTTCTTGGCCCAATTAACGAATGACTGAGCGCCACCTGTGAATGTCTTGTTCTTGAGCGTCCAGCGTCCGGTTGTCATGTAAAACATCACCGTTCCTACGTTGGTCGTGAACTTAAGAGAGCCATTTGATTGCTCAGCTTCCGTGCTGATTCCTGCATCCTTTAGTTGCTGCCGGTTGCGCACTGCGCCAGTAAGTTTCCGCTCTTTATCTACTTGCCTGTGCAGGTCGAATACCTCACGCATATCTCCCATGAGAATTCCTTTATTTAATGGGGTGGGGGATTAGGCTGCCGAAAGCAGTCGCAGGCATTCTTGACGTCGTGCTATCAGCTCTTCATTAGTTGAGCAGAACGGTGTTTGGCTGGCTGGCATGAACTCTGGCTTGATTCGGTATATAATCCCTTTAGCTGAAATCTCTTTGGCCTCCCAGCGCTCTTCCGTGAGCAGGTGACGCATGTTAAGCACATATGTCAGGGGAACGTGTACCGATACCGTTTCGAATCCCTCACCCAACCCCTTGTAGAATGAGTCCTTATAATTCAACGTACACCCGCCAGTTGCGCCACCAGACAAACGACCACGCCCCACGCTGCCAATTGACCGGTGGAATGAGGTTATATATGCATCTGGATGGGAGCGGAGGCAGGCCAGTATTTGTTCTGGCTGCATGGTGGTTACCTGTTGGAGTTATTGGTCAGAAGGGAATATCGTCGTCAAAATCCATTGGTGGCTCTTCTGGTCTGGATTGCATCTGTCCCTGTGCGTGTTGTTGCCCCCATTGCTGCTGATTCTGTTGTGGGCCTGATTGTTGCCGTTCTTGGCTTTGAGTTCCCTGTGAATCACCTTGCTTGCTGCCGAGCATTTGCATCGTGCCGCCGACATTAACCACCACTTCCGTTGTGTAGCGATCCTGTCCTGATTGGTCTTGCCACTTCCGTGTTTGCAGCGCTCCCTCGATGTAGACCTGCGAACCTTTTCGTAGGTACTCACCTGCTACTTCTGCCAACTTTCCGAATAGTACAATCCGGTGCCACTCGGTTTTTTCCTTTTGCTCGCCTGTAGCTTTATCTCGCCAACTTTCCGATGTTGCTAGGGTGATACTGGCTACCGCGCCGCCGTTCGGTAGATATCTAACTTCTGGGTCTTGACCTAAATTGCCGACCAAAATTACTTTGTTTACGCCTCTGCTAGCCATTTATGCCGCCTTTTGTGGTTTTAGTTCTGTGCTTCTGTGCCTGAATACTTCAACGCATTTTTCCTGATGCGAAGCAGAACGAGCTAACGCATTCCATGCTGGCTTGTAAATCCCCGTTAGTTCGTCTAGGGATTGGCAATTGCTCGCCTGTGATGTGAAGTCGGCAAGTATTTGATCTGGAGTTCGGGGGGCTGGCTGATGAATTTCAGCATCAGGGTCGGCTGCCGTCTCTTCTGTTGGGATGCAGAACGCCTGAAACGCGGCGTATTTGTATGCTATAGACATTGCCTTATTCGTGGCCTTGTCCCCGCTATCCATTGCCTCTCCATATGTAACGACGGTATGAATGCTCCCATCTTCAACACTGACAAAATCAAACTCAGCTCGAACGGTTATATAAAACAATGCACCACCGCTTTTACTAACCCGCTCACATGAAGTCCTTTCAGTGCAGCGGGGAAGAATTAGTAATCCATGCTTAACAAGTGCCGGGGCTAGAGCGTTATAAACAGCATCAATTCCCCTAAATGCGTATGTGACCTGACTACCTTGCTTCCTTTCTTTTTTAATGCCTTGTTCAGATAACTCACCAGCGACGGCGCTGATTGCTTTGTAAACCAGCTTGGTTTCCATAAATCACCTTAAAATGGTTGTTCGCCCAAGAAGTAGCGCTGATTAATCCGCTCTAACTTCGCTTGTGATAACGATGTCTGCTTTGCTTTTCTTAGGTTTTGTCGACGAAAGTTGAGGGCGTCCAGAACGTGGTTTCTTCGATTTGCGATGCTTTCCAGTTTTGTGGTTGCTAGGCTCATTTTGACCCCCGATAGAAGAGACAAAAGGCAACCTGAAACAGGTCATTGTTACCAACGCGGCGAGCATCAACCGCGAGTAGCTGGAGTGCTTTTACGATATCCATTAAGGCTCACCTCGCTGGTTAAGTATTTCGATAAGACGACGCGCACCGTTTTTAACGTTGCGGCAAATGCGGTCGAGCAAAGTCTCAGAGCATCCCGATGCGGGATACCCTGCAATGGCGTATTGCATAGGGATACCTTTTGATTAGTAGTTAATTTGGATAGGTGGTTGCTGGTTTAAAAACGATTGGGCAACTTGATTCTTGATGATGGCGATAACGCACGCCTTGGCGCACTCAGTGTCAATTCCGGCTTTGGTTAGTACGGCAATGGCTGCATTGTTAACTTCGGCTTGGTGGGCTTTGTCTGCCGCTTTTCTTGCCGCTTCATCAGCAACACGCTTCTCTTCTGCCAGCCGAGCATCTTCTTTCTGCTTGGCTTCACGTTGAACTCGCTCAGCTTCCTGCTGTGCTTTAAGTTTCTCGGCTGCGATAGCGTCCTGCTTCTCGCGCTCGACACGTTCAGCTAATTCCTTGGCGTCACGTTCGGCTTTGGCTGCGGCATCCTTGGCGGTCTGTTCAGCTCGTTCCTGAGCCAGTTTTGCATCACGTTCACGTTGTTCTGCGGCTTCAATGTCGCGCTTGGCTTTTTCTTCAACTTCACGCTTCGCTTTTTCTGCTGCCTGTTGAACAATGAATTCTTCATGTGCTTTCCGCAGGCGTTCAATTTCATCAGCTTTCGCCTTGGCGTCACGGTCGAAAGCGTCATTCATTAGCAGGGCCATTTCGTGGTCAGACTCTTTCTTGACCAGCCGCTCCGCTGTGATACTGGCGTCCATTTCATGGGCTTCCTGCCACATGGCTGCATAGGCCGCTTCTGCTGCAATTCGTTCTTGTTCTGCTTCATACTCCAACTTCGGTAGCAAAACCTTTTCTTTCAGTGCGTCCAACCGGTCACGAACCGTCTTTCGGCTGGCATCAATTTTATTTGGCACCTCTTTGTATTCGGTAACCAGATCCTTACCCAGACCATCCAAATAAGTTTTGGTCTTAGCCACTTTCAAGCCGAGAGAAGCAATAGCGTCGCGGCCTTTCTTTGTGCTGACGTCTGGAACAAACGAATTAACTTCTTTCTCAACCTGCTGAAGAATTGATTCGATGTGGTCAGGCTGGGTAAATACTGCGAGAGCGTTCTTAGCTTCGATAACAATCGATAAGCCGGTTGCTTCACTCATGCTCATTTCCTTGTGTTTAGCCCACAGCAAAACACCGACAGTTGTCAGTTATTTACTCTGGGGATTGGTGGGGGTGAGGGATTAATCTATCTGAGAGTTAGATAGGTATCTTTCTGGGTAGCGAAAATTCAATAACTCGTCCTGAGTTTTACTTAATCTCTCTTCCAGCCGTTTAATCGCATCTGATTGTTGATTAATTAGTTCGCTATTAGATTCTTGGGCTGAGCAAGCTACCTGATATCTGGCTTTATCAAGTACCGTACCTTCACCATATAGGCGCTCATATCCACAGCGCTGGCCTCCAGCAAATCCGTTTTCAGTCATCCCAATCATGCTAGATATTTGGTCAGCAACATGCTTAATCACATTGTCGTAGCAAGATAGCGATTCAATTACCTGCATACGGTCTTCATCGCTCATCAGGTCGATAAGTGAAGATGCATCATTAAGCGTTAATGTTATTCCGTTTGAAGCTTTAATTTCAATTGTCATACATCACCTCATCTAGTGGTCTTAGGCTTCTTTAAATTCACCATCTTCATTCAGTGAATACCAAACATCCGGCTTAATTCCGTTTTCGCCAACTTTGCTGGCACGGATATGAATTATCTCGCCGTCGTCATCTCGATAACACAGAACAATAGCCCCGTTTTCGGATGCTTTGGCTTTCCCGCCTTCACCGAATGAAGCCGCTACAGATTGCGATCCAGACACCTCTGCCGCTGACCGGTAGCCAGTGTTGGTTGCCGCTGACCGGTAGCCAGTGTTGGTTGCCGCTGACTGGCTGCCAGTGTTGGTTGCCGCTGACCAGTCGCCAGTGTTGGTTGCCGCTGACCGGTCGCCAGTGTTGGTTGCCGCTGACTGGTCGCCAGTGTTGGTTGCCGCTGACTGGCTGCCAGTGTTGGTTGCCGCTGACCGGTCGCCAGTCATTATCTGCTGTTCAAGCGACTTATCAACTTTGCTCCAGATCCAATCAATGCCGCGCTGAATAAACTGAGGGAGAGTGAGTTCCGCTGTAATAGTTATGCTGGCGCTGGCTATTTTTGTATCGCCATCCTCTTCACGGTCAATAGTGCCAAACGACTCAGTTACCGCGTAACGACTATCAGCTGGTGAGTAATATCCGAAAACATCAAAAGGGGATTCACAAGCGTGGAAGCCAGAATCGCACGCCTCGACCTTTCCCTCATGCGTGAACGTTTTCCCGATTTCGAACTGGTAGCCACGGCATTGAAGATTTTGGTCAAAGCCTTTAAAGGTAATCACTGTTTCTTTGCTCATGCGGTCATCCTCAATTTTTAAGCATTAAAAAAGCCGCATTAAGCAGCTCGTTGTTTGTTTCAGTGGTCTTATTGCTGCCACCTGTTAAGTGGCAGGGGTAAAACTACTTCTTGGCGTAAGCGACAGCCTCGCTCATTGTTTTAAAGTCTTTCGTATAGCCAAACCGGTTAACACCCTGCCAAGGTAACTCTAGCTTTGCTGAATGATTAGTTCTGTCTATCACCTCACCAGAAATTACCGCGTAAGTGTTTGCTGATGTTTTTATTGTGTCTGCCATCATTCATTCCTCATCTACCCGCCAATAAAAAAGGCCACCTAAGTGACCTCATATAATTTGTGCTGGGATATTTAGCCACGCCCAGCCGTGTTTTCCCTGCTTTCCACAGTCAAAGGAAATTGATATGTTGGTTATTCCACAGTCAATAAAATGGATTTGAAGATGAGTGATAACGAATTAGCCTCCAAGCTCGCACTTAACTTTCTTGGTCAGCAAAAGAATAACGGAGAGCCATCAGAGTATTTCGATAGATACCAACAGCTCACCAAAACTTTCCTGGCGCTAATTAAGGCGGAAGGCAAAAATAGGCCTACCCTTCTTGATATTCTTTAGAATAAACCAGTGACTTAAGTCCGAAAGCAATTCCGACGGCAGCAGATTTTGTTGCCGCTTTTATTTTCTCTTCGTCCCAATCATTTATTGCACCATATTCCGCAATAACGTTCAGTGAGTTTCCGATAACCCTGACAAGTACGTCCAATGCTTCCGAATCCATTTCCTTGCCAAATATCGTTACTTTTGGTTTATCGCTCATATCTGCACTTGGTGCCATCAAGAGTTTTTCTTGTGTTTTTTCCATACCTACCTCGCTGTTAATGATTCTGACTTACGGAAGCCTGCTGCAAACTTAGCTACTTCAGGCAAACAGATGTTGTCAGCGCTTGGCCGCTCTGTGCTGCGAACCTGAATAGGCATCGTTGCTTTGTATACCCTCGATGTGCAGCCCTCAGAGAGCTTTGTGAACGCTGCTTCAATTCGGCTTGCCAGCACTCGGTTGGCATCCTTCGCCGCGAAGAATTCACCTGTACGCTTAAATTTGCGTGTCTTTGAATTCTCTTTAGCTGGTTTGATTGTGATCGCTACCATGATTACCTCCGGTGATTGGCTTTGGTGGTAAACGCAGTAGGGTGACTAAATCCTATCGCGACTTGCTGCAAAGTTCCTCCTGTCACAGGAATCTTCTGCGCTTACCCCAAAGCCAACTTCTCTTTGGTCTCCCAGACTATCCGGGAGAAATCCGTCACGAGGATTGATGAGCATCTCTGCTTTCGTTCCCCGATTTGTTAATGAGCAGCCTGTCGTCCTGACTGGCGCGGCGAGTAGTTCCTGTCTGCCGCATCGATGTTTCGTTTCGATGGATTTAATATACCCACGGGTAATTGTATTGTCTATACCTATGGGTAAACTAAATGAACTGGCATGGTAATGTTTTTGAATTTTAAGGTAATTTATTTTGAAAAATATTCAGGCGTGACCCTCCGCACCGGCTATTAGGCGTGAAAAGTGTGCTAAATTGGGTGAAATTTATTCTTTGATGGGTGAGATATGGATAGCGAACAAGAGTTTTTCGAGCAGCAGCGGCCGGAAGTGGCGCAAGTTATCGGTACTGCTGTGATGCAGCTACTAATAGAGAGTGGGGAGGTGTCGAAGGATTCGATAGCAGAGATGATAGAGGTACTGTATCAGGAGGAACAGGTAACTTTAGCCGTCGAGCTAGCTATTGATATTCTGAGATTACCGCCAGAAGGCTGATTACAGACATAAAAAAGCCCACACGGGACGCGGTGGGCAAAGGTAAAGACTAAGTTTATATATTTGTAATCCCTGATGTTGTGCTCTTAGCGTAGATGAGTTTCTTTACATTGCAAGATTACAGGCACAAAAAACCCGGCATCTGGGCCGGGTTTTGAGAACTTTACCAGAATTTACGCAGCTTTTTGCGTCATTTCTTCCAGCATCTGATCTCTTTTTGCATGCAGCGATGCAACGATAGCATTAAGTTGCTTGGTGAGTTGCAGCATTTCACTAATGCATTTCTGTTTGTTAGTCATAGTAATCTCCTCGTGGGCGGCAATAACTACTTGAACACCATGGCATTTTTAAGGAATTTAGACCCTTGCTCACAAAGTTCAGGATTCTTTTCTTTAATATTTTTTATCATGATTTGTGCACTGAGCAGTATCTGCTGCAGATCAATATCACCAATCTGCTTAGCCTTTGCATCTAACTTAATAATTATAGCTTCGATGTCACCCAAAGATGGGTCTACTAACTCATGAAACTTATCGATTCCAAGCAATTCAAAGCTTGTAACAACAAAGTCAATTAGCGATTTAACGCCTAATTGCACCGTATAGATTTGTCTTTCCTGCAAAGATGCTTCAGCACCTGAAACCTTCGCGCAATCACTAAAATCATGGGTCACTAATCATACTCCTTTTATTGTGTCATTCAACCCAGATTTCAATAGATCTGAGCTTTATTTATACAGGAAGGTACGTTTAGCAACCAAAATGATTCATAAAGCGTCCCTTGCTTAATTAGGTCTATATGTATATCCAATAAACACCATATCGGCAAGAGTCCTATAACCTTTACTTAAAATTTATTTCGTTGATTAATCTTAGTACACATTAACACGTTGTATAGGTGCTATCAGTGATATTTCCATATTTTGGGGTGGTTAGTAATCGAAAAGTATAATTTTTACTATCCACCCACCCCTCTATGGGCTAGCAGTGAAGATAAACGATAACACCTGGCTAACCCATTGAGCTATTCTCTCTGATGTGCGGTTGGCGTATAGGAGACCTATGATAGCTATCACAATCAGAATGATTGGAACTGCATAGTTTTTCATTGCGCCCCCTAAGTTATGGGCTAGCAGTGGGTTAGGGTATGTGTTCCCACTTGATATCAACCACAACGCCAATGATCTTACAGTTCCCATTAATAATGGTCGGCGGGTGATGTGGGTTTAATGCCTTCAGATACTTGCGGCCTGCGTCAGTCATGTATTGTTTGAATGTGGCCTCGTTCTCATTTTCTAACTTAGCTACAACCAACTTCCCGCTAATAGCTTCCTTCTCTGGGTCAACCAGGATAATCATCCCCTCTGGCACTGTGAAGCCATTTGGTGACGTCATTGAATCACCCCTAACCCGAAGCCAGAATGATGAATCACTCGCATCTACAGTAGTCTCAGGCCAAACCTCTATCTCATCTTTCCGGTATGGTTCAACAGCTTCCAGCCAACTCCCTGCGCTGACCCAGCTTATTAGTGGATACTCACCTTTTTTTTGTTTTTTACCGACGTAAGAGACGTTAGCTGATGAAATTGGTTCTGCATCTGAAGATAGCCCATCAAACCACCCTCTAGGCAATGACAATCCTGACTCTAGAGCTAAAACCATTTCGTCGCCAATGCGTTTTCTCCCAGATTTATCATCAGGATAAAGCATTCTGGATACGTAACTTGCATCTTTATCGATAGCGTCAGCCACTCTTTTTTGCCCGCCAACTCCCAGCCCTTCAATGTATTCGGCCAGCCGGCGGCGGCGCATTTCATACATCATTTTTTTATCATCTCTATTCATACCTACATCGTACTCAAAGTTACCAATGGGTAAATAACCCATAGGTATAGACAAAAACATTACCCAAGGGTATATTTCATCTTGTGGATTAAAAAAAAGGAACAAATATGGAAGAGCTACGCATTTATCTAAATGCCTTATCTCAGGAGCAACAGAGGGATTTCGCTTCCAAATGCGCAACATCCATCGGTTACCTCCGCAAGGCCATTAGTAAGAATCAAGAGTTAGGCCCAGCGCTTTGCGTGTTGATTGAGACAGAAACAAATGGCCGGGTTAATCGCAGAGATCTTCATCCAAATGATTGGCTTCAAATTTGGCCTGAATTAGCAAAAGCAGCTTAATCACCACCGCTCTTTAACACTACTGACCTCACCCCGGAAAGTCTGGGGCAACCAAAGTGACAAGCTCACAGCTTTGTCACGTAACAACATCTAACAAGGGAAGAGTACGCAATGGAACGTGCAAGTAACAGCAAGAGAATTATGGAAGTTGAATCTGAGCTACGAAGCCGAATGGCTATCAAGGGCCAGAGCAAGTTTGCGCGGGAGGCTGGCTGGGCCGAATCAAAGGTAAGCCGGTTGAACGTACATGACATGGCAGTGACGTTTGTTCTTCTGGAGAAGATATGGGAGACGAGCGTGATAAGGGAAATCGCAAGGCAGGCTGTGATTGCGGTGACCGGAAAGCAAAAAGCCCCTGCGCGAACAGAGGCTTCAGAACAGCAAATAACCATGTCGTTTTAACTGGACAAAACAACAGGAGTAATTATGCGAAAGAAACAAATAAATAGCAATAGAAGCGATGTTACTCAGCAGCGTTCTGCAAAGCCAGACGAGTTAGTCATGGTCTGCGTGGACAATCCAATATTCGGTCACAAGTTCACTGAGATTTTCCGTGGGCTTAAAGCCACCCGGGGAAAAGCCAATGAGTAACGCTATCGATTATAACAACAATGTCTCACCTATCAGGCCTCATCTGGAGGTCGTGGAGTGTCGCGTGGCCGATCTTGATGATGGGTATACCCGACTGGCAACAATGATTCTGGAAGAGCTTGCAGGCGCAGATTTTACCAAACGCCAATTCAAGGTGTTGCTTGCGGTGATCCGGCTTACCTACGGATGGAATAAGCCACGCGATAGAATTGCTAACTCCCAAATTTCAGGGATAGCAAAATTGCCGGTGAAGCGGGTTAGTGAAACTAGAGTACAACTCATAAAAATGAACGTGTTAACTGCTGTCGGTCAGATGATTGGCATCAATAAAAACGTATCAGAATGGGCGCTCCCTCAAATTGAGGTTAAATCCCTCAAAATAGGGGATGAAAAATCCCTCAATTTAGGGGATAGCAATCCCTCAAAACAGGGGGACACCATAGACATTATTCCAAAGACAGTAAAAACAACTACCCAAACCCACGATGTGGTTTTGGATGAGGTTGAGAAATCGAAAAAGAAAACCCCTCGTCAGGCAGGTACAAACCCAAGAGCTAAAAAAACTAACCCCCGAGCAAAAATGCCAGAGTTCGATAGGGATCGGTTCAAGAGTACTTGGAACTGCAAAGCCGAAAGTCACGGACTCCCAAAAATACTCAGTATCACGACCACTACCGAAAATGGGTTGAAGCGCCTGTGGGCATCCCACCTGAAGCAATGTGATGAGACTGGTAGGACACCACGCGACGTTGACACCCTGATCAACGGTTATATCGAGTTTGGCTACCAGCCTACTGAGTGGGCCAAGGGCAGCAATCCAAGCGGGAAAAAGTACGGGATCGAAACCGCACTTCGGCAAGAGAAAATTGACGAAATTTTAGGGAGAGACGACTAATGGACAGTTACGACTTTGAAGAGCAGTTGATTGGCTCGATGATTATCAAAGGCGATCACATCGACTGTCATGAAATCACTGGCAAGCTTCCCGCTGAAGCCTTTGAGAACTTCCACCTACGCAACATGTATTCAGTGATATCCGCGCTACTGAGCAAGTGCGAACCCATAGACCCGTTCACCATTCAAGAGGCCGTCCCTGCTGGCACTAAAGACATGGTGTTGACCGTCTCATCTCGATGCAAGTCATCGGCAAACATCAAGGCGTGGGCCAAGCGAGTTCGTCAGTGTTGGATGCTACGCAAGGGTGAGTCTGAATTCATCAGGGCAGCGGAAATCCTGCGCAGTGCTGGCTCTCACAATATCAACGAGTGCATAGCGGAAGTGTCAGGGATTGTCTCTCGCTTGCAGTTTGAGACTAACGACAAGGTGCCTCGTCGAGTGGGCGACATGCTGGACGATTACATGCAGGTGCTGGAAAAGCGAATGCATGGAGCTGAGTCTGGACTCTATCTGAAAACCGGCATTGAACCGATGGACGACGAGTACGGCGGCTTTGACCGCACTGACCTGATCATCATCGCTGGTCGGCCGGGCATGGGTAAGACTGAGCTGGCAATTAATATCGCTAACTCAATCGGCCGGCAGAAGGGGAAAGGTCTGTTGGTTTCAATGGAAATGTCAGAAATGCAGGTTGTGGAGCGCCACGTTGCTGATCGTGCTGGATTGTCTGTTGGAGTATTGCGTAACCCGATCAACATGATTCAGGAGCAATACACCCGACTAACTGCTGCGACCGGAACTCTGATAGACGAGAACAACTACGTTATCGATGGAGCATTCACTGTCGATGAAGCTATCGCCCATGCCGAACGCATGAACATGGACGGCGGCCTTAGTTTTCTGGCTATCGACTATCTCGGGCTGATAAACAAACCAAAAGCAGAGCGCAATGATATTGCTATCGGTGAGATCACCCGCAAGCTCAAGCAGTTCTGCCTCCGCAATAAAGTTCCTGTAATTCTTCTCTCTCAGCTAAACCGGGGTGTTGAAACCCGAGTTGATAAGCGACCCACGTTGGCAGACCTGAAAGATTCAGGATCAATCGAGCAAGACGCTGACGTGATTATCTTCCCGTACCGCGACGAGGTTTATAACGAGCACAGCAACATGCGTGGCATTGCTGAAATCATTGTTGGCAAATACCGGTCAGGACAGCCAAAAACGTTTTACATGGGTTGGAAGAACGGTCACTTCGTCTGCATGGATCAGGAAGAGGCGGCAAGGCGGTTTGCTGCTAATGAAAATGAGCCTAAACAGGCTACCAACTGGCGCTAATTCGAGGAAATCATGATGGACATAGCTAAATCGCGGGAAGAGTTTCACAAATGGCTTGACCGAAAATCCTTGTTGGTAGCCAGTCAAGTCCAGATCATGCCTCACGCGAGTGAGGACTTTTGTTTAGCGTTGACCATTTCAGGAAGGGTGAATGAATAGATAAGAAATACTTCCGTAAATCCAATCATCTCTTCGGCCTCATCTTTAGTGAATATCTCATCAGAATGAACTGCGCCATTTGAGTCAATTCTGACAATGTGAGCCCAATCCTTCATTTGCTCGGTAATTTTTCCCTTTCCGTGCAGCATCGATATACGCTGTGATAATTGCTCTTTGTTTGATTCTTCACCAAGAATTTCTCTTGTTGCAATATCAATAACTTTTCTGCAAAGCATTACTGATGTCTCGTAATTTCCCCTATGTAGATTTTCTTTTGCTTCTACGAAAAACTTTGATGCTCTTTCAGGACAATTATCGGGTGCAACATGTGTTGCAGCTTGTGGGAAATAATCTAAAAGCCTAAATCGTTGGCTGTGAGGTATAGAATCATCACTGTTTTGTCGCACGTATTCCATCGGGTTTTCAGTATATACAGAGATAACATTCGCCGAGATTGGATTTCCACAGCTACGACAAAGAAAGCTAACGCAATACTCATTTTTAGTTTTTAAAACTTGGCCAAATGCCGTAAGGACTGCCTTCTCCCTTAAGCAGTGAGGGCAAGTTATATCAAGCGTGAGGATACCCATGAATATTCCCTATTTATCAGATGAAATACAAAGGATGCTGCAAAATGCAGACAGACCAGAGTTTAACCTGATGCAACGATATGAAACATCAAGCGATGAGCAAAAATTGATTTTTGTTTGTGCTTTGATAGGAAAGTTAATTGAGAAAGACAGAATACTGCAAGCATGCACCCTCCGCACTGCCGGTATTCGAATCAAGGGAGAGAGTGAATGAGAGAAGAAATGATGTATATGCCAAAAGACGTGGCGGATGCCTTCATAATTAACCCTGGTGACTTCGAAAAATTCAAGGCAATAAAACCAGCCCTATCCGCTCATGGCGTAGATATGATTTGCGACAGCATGGTAGAAGTTGGGAAATTCATCGCCACAGGGCCAAAGGCATTTGAGCTTGCAAAAATGATTGGGGGAATTGCGTGATGAATAAAGATTTAGATAGTTTCACTGTAGAGAGACTTGAAGAGTTTATTCGTCAGCCACTAGAAAACGGATTAACTCGAAGCGAGCAAATGGAACTGGCCCGAATCGCTTTAGTGGTATCAAAAGCGCAAAAAGATGCGGAACAATTTGGCGTCGGTTTCATTGTTTGCAAACCAAACGAATTACCACGGCGCGCCGACCCGACAAAGGTTGTATTAACGTTCACTGATTCAGGTTTAGGTCATGAGGCATTGATATGAAAGAGCTTGATAGTTTTACTGTAGAGCAGTTAAACGATTTCATTAAATCAGACCACGCTCAATGTGGCGATGTAGCAGCACTAGCCCGAATCGCGTTAGCTGCAAAGATGGCTGAGCCTGTTGATGAAATCGCTTTCGACATGGCTCGCGGAATAATGGCGCTGGTCAATGAGACAAATATTGGTGGTGCCTGTCAATTGCAGGCAAAGATTCAATGTTTCATTGAGGAAAATCTGACCACCCCTCCACAGTTGAACTCTCCGGAGATACCGGAAGGTTGGAAACTTGTCCCGATTATAGCCTATCCCTCTCAATGGGCTGCGGGTCAGAAAGCTCACAATAATGCTGGAATAAATAAGGTGGATGCCGTCTATAAGGCGATGGTTGCAGCCGCACCAGATGCCAGTGGCTTTGACCCATCTTTGCCTGGGGCAGAGGCGACTGTTATCACACACTATTACACACCGGATGGATACAAGCTGGTGCCGACTGAAATTACCAAGGCTATGCGAGATGCATGGGATAGCGCGCCCAACGGCCACGAGGATGACGACGTGAATATGTGCAATGCTTATCGCGCCATGATAGCCGCCGCGCCGGAGAAGGAAAATGGATAAAAAGGTCTTCGTATTATGCGGTGATCAATACAAGCGAAATGCCCTCCAGTTTATAAATCAACTTCCTGTTAATCCTGATAAGCCACTTCTGATCACAATCCAAGAGCGAACCCGCACGTTAGACCAGAACGCGCGTCTATGGGCCACGCTTGGCGATATAGCCACTCAGGTTGTATGGCATGGTCAGAAGCTTAGCAGTGAGGACTGGAAACACATATTCACCGCATCACTTAAAGGGCAGAGGTCAGCACCTGGTCTGGAGGGTGGATTTGTGGTGCTGGGGCAATCAACCAGCCGCATGACCGTTGGAGAGCTGCGCGACTTGATAGAGCTGATCAATGCTTTCGGTGCTACGCATGGCGTTAAGTTCAGCGATGAATCACGGCTTGCAATTGAGTGGGCCAACCGGTTCGGTGACAAGGGGAAGGTGGCAGCATGATTACTCTGATATTAGTCGCAGCTTATTTCTGGATGGCTGGCGTTGTATCTGAATGGGCTCATGACATTTACGGTCGTGAAGAAACCTTCTCTGGATATGCAATGGCTATATGCATGGGACTTACATGACCCTATTGGATTTTCCTGTATAAATCAGGAAGGCGGCATGAATGAGCCGACAACGTAGCCCCACCCAGATAGCCATAGATAACCTGATATTCCGCAAGACCTCTCGAACCAAGCCTAAACCCCCAATCCCCGCCAGCGAAATACCCACATATGATCACATATGCGTTTTGCTGCGCGCCAAATTCGACAGAGTAAGGAGAACGCGATGAAAGACTATTCAGCAATGAGTGATTTTGAGATTAACAAGGCGGTGGCAATTCATCTCGGCATGAAACCTTTTGACGAGGAAACGGGCTGGCAGGGATTAACTAAGGAGCCGTATGTCGATGTTGTCGTAAGGGGGGCGGGGAGGCTGGGCGGATTCAATTCCTGCAACAAAGCTGCCGACGCCTGGCCGATTATTGTTGAGAATAAAATCAGCCTTAATTGGAGTGAAACTGAAAAATTATGGTGTGCACACGTTGGCGGAGTCATGACTGAGGGGTGCTGGTGTTGGGATGATGACCCGAGCCACCATCATGATGACTCCAACCCACTCCGTGCCGCAATGATTGTATTCCTGATGATGAAATACAGGGAGGCTGACAATGGCAAGGCAGCGTAAATATTTTCATAAGCACAAGCGTCCAAAGAAGTGCCCATCACCGATTCAACCTAAGCAAGTACCGTTCGATAGAAACCTGATCCGCTACACCGGCCTGTTCTTCTTCCTGCTGATAGCGGTAACCATTTATCTGACGCCTGGAGGTTAGCCATGCCTGAACTCCCCCAATCAATATGTATCTTCTGCTTCC